GCCTCAGTCGTCCATACTGTCTGATCGCCATCTGCAACGGGCATTGCCAGGCGATACGGCGCAAGTTGCAGCCTCACTTGATAAGCACCGTTTGGAATGGGATAGAGACGTATTCTCTGCCCAAACACGCAGTAGCCATAGGGCTGCCCCGTAGCCGCCGTGTTGTCGGACAGCTCTTCAATCTCGTCGGGCGAGATAAGCAGCAGATCGGTCGTGTTGCCGAGTACCGTCACATACGCGCGCTGAATGCGAATAAGCGTGGCAATATCAGCCAGATCGTCCTTGTCGTACCATTGCTGGCCTACGACCGTATTGAATGTCTTTTCGCGTGTTTCGTTGAAATAGAACTGCGTGCGCTCGCAATACCGAATAGCGGCGAGAACGGCAGACGCGATCTGCGACCCATACTCGTTATTCGGGTCATCTATATCGTCAGCTATATCAGCTTTGAGGTCGCCGAATGTCGCCATTTGTTACCTCACGCAAGAAAAGAGCGGCCCCCGAAGGAGCCGCCCTGTCTCGTTAGCCGTCGTTGGCTACGGTGTATTCAATCTCGATATCCACAACGCCTGCGGTGGGAGTGCCACCAACAGTCGCAGTGATTACCGTGTCCGCGTCCACACCGAGCGTGCCGGTCGCGATCAGCGTGACGTTGTTGCGCCCTGCTGTCGTGATTGGCCCACCCGCAGCAGCAAAGTAACCTGCCGGAGTGCCGGAAGGCCCAAAGCTGACAGTTGGCGCGCCGCCGGAAAACACCGTGCGCGCCAGCGTGCTGATGCGCAGAATGTTTGCCCCGGCTGGCAGAATGCCGACTGTGTAAAGCCCGTTCCCGGCTGTGCCGAGAATGCGCTTGCGGAGATAGTGCGTCTGCTGCTGATGAAACTGGCGAGCAGTCGTTGCTACGGTTCCTGTAGGCATGTTCTAGACCTCCTTACGCAGCAGGCGCGGCATAAGAACCGAGAACAATGGTGCCGTAGTCAACACTATTGTAGACGGTCTTTTTCATGCCTGCGATGAAGGAAGAACGCACGCCAAGTTCGCGGTCGTAATCGAACAAATCCTCTGTCCATTTGAACTTGTTCTTGGCGTTGTTCTTGCCGAAAGCGAGCGAAGACGCCTGAGCGCCGCAGAAAATGGCTCTGCGGGTGTTGGCAACTGCAACGTTCGTGCCGGAGTTGATCCCCTGCGGAACGCGGTAGTTTTCAACAATCAGGGTGCGATTGTAGATGCCCAACATGCCGGTGTAGAGGCCGTTGTTGTCCTTTTCGCCGCCCTGCAAGCGCTTGCCCTGAAGGTCGAACCAGTTGCCAGCCGTTGCCGTATCGGCGCGGAGCGAAAGCGTCTGGTCCGGGTGGATGAAGCACACATAATCCACGTCCTTGCCCAAGCCCTTGATGGGCCGGATCATGGGGGACGCGGTTTTTGCGCGGTTCACTGCCTTGTCGATAAGCGAAAGCGTGAACTTCTGCGTATCGCTCGACATTGACTGGTCGTTCGCAACCGCACCGCCACGAAACACACGCGTGGACGATGGCGCAATCGCGGCGTTGAAGCCGAGAAATTTGCCGTTTGTCTCTACGGTGTTGCCTGCGAGTTGGTTGAAAAACCAGGTATCAATGCGGTCGGCATTCCAATCTTTGAGCGAGTCATAGCATTCCTCGCGCATGTCATACGGAACGCGCTGGCGGTCGATTGTGCCTTCGTTGCGCACACGGTGAGCGTGACCAAGTTCGTTGATCAGAAGCTCGTCGTAGTAGCGCGTGAGGCCTTCTTCGTTGCCTTCCTGCGTTTCGTTTTCGGTGGTGCCTGCACCAGTGGCAAGCATACGGATACCCCAACGGATGCGGTCGCCCGCGCCCTTTTTGGTTTCAGTCATGATTTGACAGAGAGAGCCTGCGCCCTCGCCCATGAATTCGTAGGCGGTCGTTTCCTTGAGCGCCTCGACATCCATGCGCTGGGACCACAGCTTCACTGTCAGTGCGTCATTGACGCCCTGAGTAGCAATAGACATGTGTCTCAGTCCTTTGAAAGTGGATGGTTTTGGTGAGGTGCTTTCGCTTGACGCCGCGAATGCAGGGCGAGCGCTTCTCTGCGTGGAAGCGGTGACGCTTGCGGTTGACGCTCCGCACGGCGAGCAGGGCTTAACCGGCCCCGGACGGTTTAGTTATTTCAACGCATTAACTGCTTGAAACCCTTGACGCCGTTCTTCTCGAACCACGCGTCAAACTCTGAATCCGACATTGCCGCGACTGCTTCAGAGGTGCTGGGAACGCCAGCCCTTGTGCCGCCTGCTGCCGAAAGGGAAGTCTCTGCTGCAACGCTATCAGCCAGCTTTTGAATGCCAGCCGCGTCGTCTGCCTTTGGCTTTGGCCCGGTGTAGCCCCATGCCTTGGCAATGTTGTAAATCTGTTCCGCCGAAGAAATGCCGTGCTGGCCTGCGCCAACGACGATCTGCTTCAATTCCTCGTTCATGACGAAATCGCGATATGCCTTGTCAGCCAGTCGAGGATCGACCGCCGCCATAGAGGCCAGCTGTTTGTCACGCGTTTCAGCGAGATAGAGCGCAGCATCGCCAAAGTCCGGCGTTGACTGCTTGAACTGAGCGCCATCCGATTCCCATTTGCCCCAGATTTGGCGTTCCATCTGAGCAACTTGCTGCTGCTCTGCCGTCTGCTGTTCCTGCCCCGTTATCTTGGCCTCAAGAGCCATACGCTGCTCGCGCTCGTATTTCAGGGCTGCGAAAATATCCTGCTCTGGATCGGGTATTTGAGGCTGTTCCGCCTTGGGGGCGGGCTGCTGCTCGCTTGCGGCAAGAATGCGCTGCCAGCGATCATCAAGAACCGCCTGCTTGCGCTCCATTTCCTCAAGCTTGCGGCGTAGTTCCTTCTTTTCCTCGCGCTCTTCGTGCAGGGCATTGACGGGCACCATTTTACGGCCCTGTTCCTTGCCTTCTTGCCCGTCTGCTGGCTCGTTACCCTGTTCTGCGCTAATTTCGGGCTCGGCTGAGGTAACTGCTTCCGGTGCCTTTTCACCCCGGCTTTCAAAATACGACTTTTCCTCTGCGGACAGGCCGTCCACATTCTCGTTCTCAGACATTTTTCACCTGATTTGTGGCGTGCGCTGCCACCTGCGGACCCGCAAAGCGCTTGCGGTGGGCGAACACAGGCTGCGGGCCTGTGAACCGTGTTACGCTGCGAACAGCGCTATGATTTCCTCGTCCTCGTCGTCCAGCATGGCCTGATAGGCTCGCTGAGCCTCTTCGAATTCCTGCGCTGCCGTCATTGCAGCCCGAATATTGCGCTTGGAAACCAGCCTTTCAGCCGCCTCCATGCTGCGTTCATATGCCTGTTCGAGCGCGAGTAATTGCCGGTACAGTTCCGGCCCAATAGCATCAGGCTCAGGCTGCGGGGCTTCCTGCTTTTCCTCGTCCTTGGCCTGCTTGTTGCGCTTTTTCTCGCGCCATTCTTCGAGCAGTTCCGCAAAAGCGTCTGGATCGTCGTTAATGTTACGGCGGCGTTTGGCTCTGCCTGCCTGATTGCCGCTCCCGCCAGTATCGCGTTTCCCGCCAACTACAGCCCCGAAGAAACTGTTGTCGTTGTCGTACCTTGCGCCTGAAATATTCTGCGCAACTGGCTGCGAAACCGTTGCTGCAAAAAACGTGTCAGGGTCAGAATAAAGCGCGCCAGCAACTGAATATTTGGCCGCAACGCTTGCCGCATAAACCGTCTGCGTATTGGCGTAGAGTGCGCCTGATATGTTCTGAGGTGCGCCGTCTTGGCTGACAGCCGCTGCATAGAATGCGTTGCTATTTGAAAACAGCACACCGCCGATTGTCACCGAGCCGGGGCTTACCGTGGCCCCGTAGAATGTGTCTCCGTCCGTGAACAGGGCGCCCTGAATTGTGTAGGACGCTGAAACGGTGCCTCCGAAGAAACCGTTTGAGTTCGTATAAAGAGCGCCGCCGATATTGACCGCACCGCGACCAATTGTTGCCCCATAGAACGTCTGGCTATTCGTATACAGTCCGCCCGACACTGTGACTGCGCCGGGGGCAACTGTTGCTCCGTAGAACGTGTTGCTGTTCGTGTAGAGCGCCCCGGTAATGCTCTGTGAGCCGCCACCGCCAGCACCCTTCTTGAACACCGCAATAATGGCGGACTGACTGTCGGGAGCGCCGCCCGCAGATATGGTCCCCGTCGTATTGTAACTTGTAGAGCCGTTACCCGTAAGAGTACGGCTGCCAAGGGCGATGAAATCCTTTGTCCCGCCTGTGCTGGCACCTATGTCCCGAATGGTCGTAAAGCTGTTGCTGAACGTTGCCGTTCTAGCCGCAAGTGTTGACGCAGACGACGCACCGTAAGTTGCCAGCGCTACCCGGTCGCCTGTACTCGGCGTAACGCTCGGTGTTGCAAGGGAACTGCCGCCAGACGTCGAAAGCGTGCCGTTCGATACATCCAGCGGGGACGCGTCAAACGGCCCTTCAATCTCCGCAAGAACCCATGCAGAAGGGCTGTTTGAGCCTATCGTATACTGATAGGAGTTCGACCCGTCCGAAATATGATACCAGAGATAGCCGCCGTGGTAGGTCTGCTGCTCGCCGCCTGTTGGCTGCGTCCACGGGCTGTTCGGCGTTCCGTTATAATCGTCAGAAGCTAAGGCAAGGATAACAAGGTTCCCTGACGTTGGCGCTGTGGCAAACGTTGGGGAAGTTGTCGAAGTTGTGCCTAATCCCTCATTGGACTGGACTACATCACCGAAGGCCATTGCCTATTCCTTCAGGCAGCAGCCCGCCAGGCCAAAACTTCAGCGGGAACCGGACCAACGGCATCGTCCCATTGAACATTACCCGTTTCTGTGGCGCCACTGTCGTTGTTGATGTAGCCGAACATGCCCTTCTCGATATAATTGCGGGCAATAACCACACCTATGACACCCTTCGCCGATTTCTCGGCGTAGACCGTGTAGGACGCATCCCCCATCAGGAGATTATCTGAAATATCGCCGCCTGTGATCTTGGCCTGTTGACCAGATAGGAACACGGCTGCGGTGCCGCCGTCTTTTGCAGGCATGACGATGGCGTTGCGCCGAATAATAGAGCCGCTTGCGCCTAGGTTGTGGATTCCGTCGAAATGCCGGTCGTCTGGATTCTTCGATTTCTCGGCAAGGTCGTGGATATAGCAATCCTCGACAATGCACCCGGTACCCCAATGCTTGATGCCAATGACCATACCGAAAATGTTGCACCGGCGTGCGATGCCGCCTGCTTGGAACGCTGCACCCGTCATGCGTGAAGAACCAGTGCCGTCGATGGTGCAATCTTCAAGTGTCAGTGTGTTGTAACCGTCATTCTGCCAAACGGCATACGTGCCGCTCAGTTTGAATAGGCAGTTCTTGAATTTCACCCCGTTCGCCTCAACCGTAATGGTGCGCGTGATGATTTTGTTCTCAACCACGGTGTTGTTGGTGCGGATGATATCTCCGCCTGTGTAGGCTGCGAGTGTGCCTTTCGCGCCGGTATTCGATATTTTCGGCCACTTGAGGCCCGTGCTACCTGTTGCGCCCGTGCTTCCCGTTGAGCCGGTCGATCCCGTCGAACCAGTTGAACCTGTAGGGCCGGTCGGCCCCGTAGGGTTTTCGAGTTCTTTTATCCTCGCCTGAAGCGTGGCAATCGTTGCGTCTCTGGCCGAAATATCGGCCTTGAGAGCCGCATTTGCTATCGTCAGCTTGCTTGCGGAATCGCTCAGCAAATCCCGCTGTTCTTCAACCGCGAGATAATCCGCTTCGATGAGCGCAAGGGCGGCTTTTACGTCTGCGTATGACATTGCAGCCTCCTACAGCGCGAAAATGCCAGATGCGTTGAATGTCACGGTTATATCGCCACCGTTCGGCGTCACCGGCAGGCCCGTCTGGCCCGTATCGATGTAAGCGACGAGGCGAGAAGTGGCGCTTGAGCCGGTATCGACGTAGATGACCAATGCCTCAACAGAAGCACCGGAAACCGCCGTAAACGTCACGTCCGCTGCGTCAAAAACACCGTTTGTAAATGTCTTTGTCCCGAGCGTTTGAGCTGTACCGACAACGCCGCTCAGGCTGGACAGAAACTCATGCGATGCGGAATATGTGTATGTTCCGGTATCCACGAGGGCGATTTTTACAGTGCCGCCTAGGGATGAGTTGGAAGTAGCCTGAACAATGGCCTCTTTCCATTTTGGGTACAGGGCGTTTGCCATCTTAGTTCACCATTGGTTCAAAGCCTGCGAGACGCCCGTCCGGCCCCCGCACGATGTTGATTCTTGAGCCGTCTTCGCCTTCCAGATGCGTTGTCCGGCCATCTGCACCGCGAACGACACGCTTGCCGCCGCCGCGTGCTGCTACTTGGTCGAGTTTTTGCGAAATGGCAGCGAGAGCCATTGCCAACTGATCGGTATTGCCGCCATTCGTGTTCGCAGCTTCTCTCGCCTTAAAGTTGCGCTCGTTCTCGCGCTCGATGGCGTCATTCATGCGCTGCTCTTGGGCGTATTTGGCCTTCTCGACCTCGCCCGCAGCCTTTTCGCGCTCCTGCTGGACGGCCAACTGCGCAATCACAACGTCATTGTTCGACTTGGCTATATCGGCTTCCGCCTTGGCCTTGGTCGCCTCGATCTTCATGGCTTCCGCCTGCATTTGCATCTGCATGGCCGGGTCTGGCCCCTGCTGCGCTTGCTGGGCCATGCCTTCCTCAACCGACTTCTTCAGCTTTTCAACGAGAGAGGCCGGGAGAGGCGAGTATTCAGCGAGCAACATACCCTGCGCAGGACCGATTGCGTCCTTGAACATGGGCAGTAACTGCATGAGATACTGGAACGTCCGTTCCTTCTCATTCGGACTGGTTGGCGCGTCGTCCACGATAATATCGTAGTCAACGTCAGCTACCGCTTCCTTGGTGAGCGCCACATATTGGGCCTTCTCATCACCAACAATGCGGACCATGCGGCCATCGGACAGATAGTCCTGAATAAGCCGGAGCATTCCCCGGCCCTGAATCTTGCGATAGCGCCGCAAGCTGTCGAAGAACGATGCCAGAATGCCCATGCCGGACTGCTTGCGCTGCGCTTCGAGAACGCCGGGCTGATTGACCTCACGCATTCCCAGCAATTCCATATTGATGCCGGTTGCCTTGGTGATTAGCTCGTCTGCATATGCGAGCAGCCTGTCAAACCCAGCCGGGAATTGAGCCATTGGCTTCGGCTGTATTTTGGCATTTTGCCCAGCCAGAGCGCCTTTCTCAAGGAACGTAATGCGATCGGTTCTCGCCCAGCTTTCCTCAGCGTCCTTGTCATTCTCGAACGCGCCACGCTCGGCCATAATGCCGCCCTTGGCCTGCGAATTGAGAATGTGCAGCATTTGCGAGAGCCATTTGTTGGCCCAGCGCTGAGGGTCTTTAGCCCTGCGTACAATGCCGTAAAACGTGCCTTTATCGTTATCCTTGAGGCCGGTAATGCACTGCCACGTAAAGCCCTTGGTCTGCGTCGGGACTGCCTTGCCCAGCATGACAGAGCCAAGAAAGCACTGCATGACCGTCTGGCGCTTCAAGCGAACCGACTGCATGATCGCGCCGTGCTTTTCGGCAATCTTGAACTTGGCCTCTTCCAGTTCAACAATCTGAGGCTGCATCATCGGCGGCGTCAGCATCAGCGCCTTGTAATAGACTTCCTCTTCCAGATACTGGCAGCCTGCAATAACAACCTGACGCTGTGGGCCATGATCCTCGATTTCACGAGTGTACCGCTCACGAGGATTGATACTGCGAGGATTGTTATCCTGTTCTGCGTCCGGATCGGCCCAAGCCGCGTTTAGCGCCTCTTCTGGAACGTCTGGAAAGAGCTTCTTAGCCTCTTCCATAGGCATTTTGCGAACACGCCAGCGGCGCTTGCTGTCCGTCAGATTGGCCTTGTCTGCATTGCAGTCCCAAGCCATTTCAAACGGGTCGATCCGCTCTATCTTCGGATCACCGTCCGGGTTATCCGTTCTATCGAGCCGGGTTTCCGTCCAGCCCATGCCGCACGTAACGGTATCCTTGAACGCTTCGGATTCCTCGTCCTCTGCATCACACTGATCGCGAAACCATTCAGCCGCAGAAGTCAGCAATTCATTGGCAAGCGCATCGCCGTTTTCGCGCGGGATATAGCGGACCTCGCGACGATTGCCGCTTTCTGCACCAACAACAGCATCAACCAGAACGCCAATGCGGTTGAACTCGATTACCGGGCGGCCCTGCTCCTTGAGGATTTGCCGGTCTTCGTCAGACCATTGCCCACCTTTGCCGGCGCTGTCTGCCCCGTCGCGGAACCTGTAGTCCTCTCGCGCTTCCTTGCGCCACGCATTGGTTTTTTCAATATCAGCGCGATACCAACGCTTGAACTGCGCAATATCGTCTGTGTCGGACGCCTGTGCGGGCGACCGCTCAAAGTATCCAGCCATGTGCGAAGTCCTTTAAGCGGCCCAGCCACTTACGCGGCGCTTGCCTGAATAGTTAGATGATCTACTTCTATCCACGACAGGCTCTGCAAATGTCAGCGCTACAGCATCCCACTCGTCAGGAGAACGAAGCCCGCGCTTGCGGATATCTTCTTTGCTCTCTAACTGCACACGCGTAAGGCTATCGTACTTATAGCCGGGAGCGCACGCATCGGCCTGCAAAGCGTCTGTATCAGGAATATCAACGCCACCCGGCGCAGACAGCCATTCCTTCGATTTGCCCCACATTTCAGCACGGCGATTAACGTAGCCACCCTTGGGCTTGCCATTTTCGTCAGTTGGCTGAGGCTCAAGAGGCGAAGATCCAAAGTTTACTGCTGTTACAACCTTGCTATAGTCCATTTCCATGAGCCGGTCGTAAACCCCCGCGCCAACCCCACCAACGTCAATAAACATTCGAGCGGGCTTCTCAGTATCAATGACTTGTTTGGCCCAGCCAGCACCAGCCATTGTGTCAAGCTTCGACCGGCTTTCGATCTTTATGACCTTGCGGCCTTTACGAAACGCCATTGAGTGGCGATCTGAACCCTTCCATGCAGGGTCGTAGCCAATGATAAGAGGACCAATCCCGTCCGCAGTGTTTTTCCGCGCGTTCAATACCAGAGAGGCCGGGATGTAACTGTCATGGCCCGTCGTCTGGAATGCTTCAGCAGCGGTAGCCGGGTATTCCTGCTTGAAGAGCAGAGGGTCTTTTAGCTCCGCAATCTTGTTACGACGCCACGCCATCTGCTCAAGATCGAGGCCATATGCAGATTGGTAATCCTGCTCTTCCTCATCCAATTCAAAGTCTGGCGGAATTTCACGCCGATATTCATCTTGCCAGAACCAAGGAATGAATATGGCCTGATAATCGCCTATCCCAGCTTCGGCCTGCTGCCAACGTTCGTGGAACTCTCCGCCAACACCATTGGCAGTGGATTCCAGAATGACCTCTGTACCAGGCAAGTCGGGGATGGCCTGAACCACGCCGGCGAAATGCGTTGTTGCGTTCGGCCAGAACGCTACCTCTGAGCCGTGGAACAACTGAACAGTCTGCGACCGGCCTACTGCCTTGGCACCGGCTGTTCCAACAGCGTAACCGCTCTCCAGCCTGTCGAAGTAAAGTTCTTTGGCATTTGCCGCGCCGGTTGAAGGCTTGAGAACATTGTGCTGGTGGTATCTGTCCACCATGCCGAACAGGTTATTTGTCGCTTCCTGCTCATGCGTGAGAATGAAACAGCGCAAGCCTTTGCTGAATGTCACGCGATGATAGAAGCGCCCGCCGACATATGTTGAAATGCCTTGCTGCCTGCCTTTGAGAATAAGTGCTCGAACCTTGCCTGTTTTGGCCTTCTGTTCCTCTAGTTTGGCGTGGAGGTAAAATTGAGCGTTGTTCAACGCGAGCGGGGCAATTGAGCCATCCTTCCGACGAATGTTAAGCAACTGGCTCGCATAGTCCGGAAAACTGTCTTTTAGCGGCTGTAGCTTCGCTACCGCGTCACTTAAGCTGAGCAACTACGTCCTCAAATGCAATATGGCCGCTGTGTTCGACTTCCTGCTTGTCGCGCCAATCTTCTTTGCGGCGGTTCTTTAGCCAAAACACGCCAGCAGTCGTATCGGCTGGCTGGTGGCGTCGAACCTCCACGACCTCAACTTCTTCCTCGTATTGAGCCTTCTTGACCTTGATCGCCTGCTCTTCGACATAATCGTAGCCAGTGGCTTTTTGATAGAGGCTGCGGACAACACGTTCGTCTGCTAGCGTTTTCCCTGCTTTTAGGGATGAAGAAAACTCTTCAAACTCCAATTTCCAAGAATGTATGGTCCTAGTGCTAACGCCAAAAGCTTCCGCGATTTCGCTATCGGTTGCGCCCAACTCGCACATCTTTTCTGCTATTGCGGCATATTCTGGCTTGTATTGCGATGGCCTCCCCCCTCCGGAATTGCCAGATGCAAAATCATTACCTTTAGGAGCGGGCATATTTGGCCCCCTTGCGAATATTATCTCCAGCCCATAGCGGTTGGAGGTTAGCCAGGGACCAGCAGGAGCGAAACTGCTCAGGATCGGTTTGGTCAAACATGGCGCATGGCTTGATGTGGTCTACATGCCAACGGCCATAGTTTTCCCAACCCATCCCTTTTTGAAATTTTCTCTCTAACGCCCACATCAAATCCTTAAGGGAATAGCCCAACCGGCTAAAGAGAGCGCCGTCACTTCTGCCACGTAGCGCAGACCAAATACGCGCTCTAGTCGCATTCTGAAGCCTGATAGAAGCGCTTTCATTTCCTCGTCTTCTGGCTGATCTTTTTTCAGACCTTGCCTTTGCCTTCCCGTTGCGGTCCTGACGTATCAACCGAAGACATACCGAAAGCCATTCATCCTCAGATGGGGCCTGCGCAAAAAAATCGGCTATTTCGCTATCTGTAGCGCCAAGTTCGCACAGCTTTTCAGCCTGACCCGCAAACTCGTCGCGGTACTCACTTGGCCTACCTTCACGGTCAGCCATAGGGTGGCTCCTTCGGATTATTGCCTATTGAAGCGATGCAACCCTTGTGGGCAATAAAAAAGCGGCCCGAAGGCCGCTTGCGGTGGTGACAATTCTCAATTGTCTTTTTGATGCCTGAAAATCAGCGATTTGTCAATTCGTTTCGGGTGTGGAACGATTTGGTCCCAATCGTTCCAATTAATCATTGCAATTTCCTACACCCGTTGGAACTGCCTAACCGCGAAGCTTGGCAATAAGTTTCTCTAGTGAGGCTATTATCGCGGCCTTTTCAGCCACATGCCCTGCAAGGTCGTCAGGATCGTCGTCCTCTGGCTCAGAGGTTACAACATCAAGCAGGGGAAATTCTTTTCCATCCTCGTCGTGCCACATGGCCCAAACTTTGATTATAGGTAGCCCGTCCTTGCCAATTGAAAAATCAACCGCCATTTCTTCTTGCACGGTCTTCAGGATATCTGAAGCTACAAACCCTGAAAGGGTAGCTAGCTCATCCCTAAAGCCGTCAACGTAATCGTTAAGTTGTTCAATCTTGGCTTCTAGTGAAGCCTGTATCTCGATGAGTCGCTCTTCGTGCTTATCACCGAATTCCCACGTTTTGAAGAACTCTGGGTCTTTCATTTACCAACCACCGTGTGACCGATCTCTGCCCCGACTAGCGACTTCCTACACCCCAAAATGATCCGCGAGTCGGTTCAGGCCCTTTCTAGCCCACATGCGCATATGATCTGGCCAGCTACGAGCATGGACGTTATCAAGCACTGCTATCTCATTCACAGAATGAACGACGCGGCGGCCTTCGTCTATGTTTCCGGTGCCAAGCAATACGTCTCGCAGTGCATTGGCCTTTGAACGGGCCTTCTTGGCCGCTTCTGACTTGTTTTCGTCCTCCTCACCTTCATTTCCACGAACAGCGAACAGGTTCTGCGCTCTGGCGCTTGGGAATGGCGTTCCTGTCAAGCCGTAATAACGGGCCATTGCCTCTGCATATTTCACGCCTGCGTCGTGCTGGCGCTGGGTTATGCTGTGATCCAGCAGCATGAGGCCGAGTGCATAGCCTCGACGTGGATCTTTTGCCTGCTCTTCTGCCGTCACCAGTTTGCCGCCCTTTTCCTTGAATGGAACAATATTGTCTTGCCGAATGCGGCGTTCGATTGCCGGTGCCATGATTGCTGCTTGGGACATTTCATTCCTTTGGGTTTTGGATGCTTCTCGACGGGATGGACGGCCTGATTTTTCGCGATCAGTTGCAGGGAGCTTTGGCCTGCCGCGTTTGGCCTTGCGCTTCTGGGAGGCGGTTTTTGCTTTCATGCGCTGCCTCGCTATTCCTCTGGCATTGGGTGGAGAGCGGCGTATTCGCGGAGGTACTTTGAGAACGCCAGACTGTTTAGTTTATCGGCTTCGCCGGCCAGATATTCGGCTTGCTTTGCCTCCAAGATTTCTTCCACGACGCGCCAAGCATTCCTCGCGTCCGCGAGATAGGGATCTTGATGGGATTTTGGCTGATGTGCCCAAGGAGTGCATCGCGGCCCATTGCGGTCCTCGTATATCGCCCTTGCAACCCGCTCTATCATGTCATTGGAAGGCATTAGACCGGCCTCAATTTTCGACCGTCTTTGGCGCGCAAAGCCACATATCGGCGTTTACCGCTCAGACAACTTGTATGATCCCTTCCACCTAGTTTCTTCCCGATCTGGGGAAGCGAGAGCTTGGTGAGACGCGCCGCCCAGTAGTAGACAAACAGCCGAGCAGGCATGACACGCAAACTGCGGCTAGGGCCTACCAGATCACGCTCTGAAACCTTGAATACGCGCTTGGCCCGCTTCTTAATGACGTCGATCTGAGTGGGCTTCCATTCTTGGGACTTGACGACGATGGCACACGATTCCTCGTCGAGTATTTTCTCAAGTTCCTCCTGAGCCAATTCCATGAGGCGAATGCGCTTGAGCCGTTCGGCTTCCGCTCGTTCCGCTTCAATGCGTCGATTGCGCTCGGCTTGTTCTGCGGCTTCCTTGGCGCGCTGTTCTGCTGCTCGTTTTGCAAGGAGAGCATTGACGGCCCGTTCTGTGTGTTTTCCGTAGAAGGCAATACCCATGTTAGTCCTCCCGCGTAGACTGGCGATTGATTGTCACAGTGATATCGGTGTCGTTGCCGTTGGTGAGAGCGTCGATAATGCGCTCTGCGATACGGGACTGTTCTTCCGCTTTCGCCCGCATACCAGCCAGATCAATCGCCCATGTCCAAAAAACACCAGCGACAAATAGAGCGCTCCATCCTGCCGTATCGTAGGCCGTCACACATATCGCGCCGAGCATAATGACTAGGAAGGGTGCGGCGGGCCGCAATGCGTCGTTTCGTGTCCACTGGAGCAACTTTCGAAGTTTACCCATGTCAGGCGCTCCGAGCGTTGAAAGCTTTGAGGAATGCCGTCTGTCCCGGCTGAAACTGCACAACGCTGGATTTGGCTGGCTGTGCGGCTAGTTGAGCTTGGAATGCTCGTTCCTTCTCGCACGAATCCTCGAATGAACCGCGATTTAGCCATGTCGAGGAAAGCGGCACATATTCTTTGTCGCGCTCGGACAGGTTGCGAATGAACCATGCGGCACCGTCGATGATGTCCTGCGGCTCTACACCGTTGAGAATGTGCTTGCGGTATGTTTCGCGGGCCAAGCCTCTGCCGTCAGTGTGACGGGCGATCTTGCGCCATTGCTGCCAGAACAAGTCGAATCCGGCAGGCTCTGATGTGCGAACCTTGCTCATTATCGACGGCTCCCAATGTACAGCCCTATAACGCGCCCCAATTCTCCGCATAGGAGAACAAATGTAATGGCAGCCGCGGCAACGAATAGCCCAATCAGAATAAGCGGCCCATTTTCAGTGCAGGGGCAATTCGCTTGCGCGTAAAGGATTGCCGCATACACCGCAGCAATCACCACGAACCAAATGACGAAGGTCCTCATGCTTCCTCCAACGTTATTCTGACTGCGCCGTGCTTGACTGGCGCGGCTTTGGAAATGGTGAATTGCCAAGAACTGTCATCGACGCCTACCACGTCCGATATGCCGTCTATCGCTGCCTTCATTGAGCTTAGCAGCGAATCCAGATCGCGGCGGCGGTTGTCTGGTGGGTGGAAAACAATGGTGGCCTTGAGTGACGCAAGATCAAGCTTTGACAACCCTGCTTGCTTAGTGGCCCAAGCTGCGTTTGTCCGTGCAGACTTGGTTGCAGCGGCCTTGACGCTCCAATGTGCAGCCCTGTGGTTAGGGTGCAGAGCGCGCGCAGGCCAGCCAAGTTTTATCTCGCCTATCAAGCGAACTCCCCTTCCCTTGCTGCGAGAATGGCGCGGCCTATCAGTTCGGGGATTTGCGGAATTACTGCGTTTCCACATGCCTTAACTCGGTCCACCCAATGGGCAGGCCGGTCATCCACTCCGCGAAGCAGGGGTTGAGGAAAACGATCATCTCCACCGAAGGCAGAATTCGAGACGTCGAACAGATTCGCCTCGCAACCCTGCCACCTCTGTCCAGCCTTGCCAGCACAGACGCCCTGGAGCAATCCCGCCATTCGCTCGCCGGAAGGGTAGGCAACAATCCAGGTTCTCTCGCGAACCTGTGGGATACCAACGAAGGGGCCTGGAAGAACATCCCATTCCGCATCGTACCCGATACGGGCAAGGCTCCTGAGAACGCGGACAAGTCCGTTCCTGATGAGATTCCTGACGTTTTCGATGATGACGGCTTGCGGGCGCAATTCTTCAATGAGACGGGCGTATTCGTACCAGAGCCCGCTTCTGTCTCCATCGAGGCCGTCATTGACACCCCAGGCCGCGCCAGCGACAGAAATGTTCTGGCAGGAGAACCCGCCGCAGATGACATCGACGCCAATTCCGTCTCTGGCCAAAGTGTCTGCTGTAAGGGTTCGGACATCTTCGTACCTCTTTACGTGTGGCCAGTGCTTCTCAAGAACACGGCGGCAGAACGGATCGATCTCGCACTGTGCGACGGTTTCAAACCCGCCCGTACGTTCTAGGCCCAGTTCCATTCCGCCTATGCCGGCAAAAAGAGAGAGAACGCGCAGCTTGCTCATGCGAACTCCCCTTCCCTTGCTGCTTGTGAAAGCGTGGTGGCGAGATGGCTTACGAGAAGGGCTGTGAACTCCTGCTCCGCGAAGAACTGCTCAAACTCCTTGCGGGTTAGGTATTCTTCGTCTCTGCGACGGCTGGCTGTGAAACGGTTCACCGGCCTATCCTCCCTGCCTTTTTCGCTTGAATGCGCGCAGCCAAGTCCGGTTCGAGGCTTTGGGTACTATTGCTCAGCGCGTCTTGGCGGGTGTTGCCGAGCAAATGGAATTGCGTAAGGGAGAGCATTTAGACCCTCCGTTCGTAGGAGAGAGTATAGCCAAGGCGGGCTGCTCTCTCGGTGGAAATGAGAAGGTGAGCGCGAGCCTCGGTAATGCCGAGAATGTGCGAGATTTTCAGCGTGTCGTTACCGGCCTTGAAAAGCAGATATGCACGGGTGGC